GGACTTTATGTCCGTACGTGTTTTCAGATTTAGATGCTATCATTGAACCGATAGCCGGTATTTCTGGGCGAACGATGCCCCTTCAGTGTTAAATAGAGCACATTACAGGCGCACGAGCCTGTAGTATGATATCGAAAAGACAAAGATGATTACTTTTACCGTAAATTTGGATAGGAAAAGTTTTGATTGTGAATATGTAAGATTTGTTACCTTACCAGTGTGGTTAGTCAGCCACCCGAAGTATAAACCATGACACCCACCCCGTTATTTTCCAGGATTTTGAACATTAAATAAAATTCGACACCTCGCCAGGATTTGAGGGATGCTTTTTAAGCATTGAGTAAAACGTCGTATGCACTAGTTTTTAGTGTGTGATCCGACTACCTTTATGGTTTTAACCTGGCCTCATGCGATATGAGATTATATGGACTGTGTTCGAGCTACATGCCGAACTTCCCTGCGGGGATATGGTTTACCAGATAACCATGAGTAGACTGATTTAGAGCTATTGCTGAAAAGCTGTTCAAATTAAGTGCTCACGAACTCCATATGTAACGTTATATTGATACATCTCTTTTTGGGATGAAGTCGTATGACTAGCGAGCCTGAAAAGCTCTGCTACTAATTGAGCCTCTTTTGTTAGGTTCTTTTGAACTTTTGATTTTATCGATAGCGCTTGGATTAGAACATTTGTGTATATTAGTAAATAGCATTAGAATTGATTGCCTGCAACCCAGGAATCTTTTCTTTTAGCGAAAATTTGAAACTTATACATTTATTGTTTTATACCCAAGGGTCGATGGAACTTCTGTTTATTAGAATGCCCTTAGTAGTAACTTTTCACTGGTGTGGAAACCAGTGTGATAGGTTAGAGATTGCGTTACGAGTGCCCGTGGTATTCGTGCACTTTCCAAATACTCTTATATGTGGGTATCAAACCCCACATTTACGTTGACATTGATTTATTAGTGTCCTTTTCTCGACGTCATAGAAGTTGATTAATTTCCTTCTTGATTTTGACTAGTTTAACAGTACTAGAAAGAACTGTAACAGCCTCATGAATAATGTCCATTATAAGTGAATGTAATAATCTGGGAGGCTCCGCCATCGGTTTCCAAACCGAGAAGCACGACGCCAGCTTGGCCGCTGGATTTGACTGCAGTACTCTGCCCCAACATGAATCAGGTCTTGATGACAGATATGTTGAAGAAGATTGGGAAGATTTAATCCCATCTAAAGAAACGCAGCGTTCCGACTACGTAAAAAGGAAACGCATGCGGTATCGCGCGAAAAAGCGTGCCGCTAAAAGATTGCAAAAACAATCTACATTTGTTCCCCAGACACTTAAGGAACACGCAAAAATCTTCAGAATGAAATATAACGCTCTGAGATTTTGTGTCCAAATGCCAGACCGACTGGCGCGCTCTATAGCTAAGAAAAAGGTGATTGTATTATCACCTCGTGACTATGCTGTAATAGCGGCAACCCGTGCATACCGACACCATCGGTTGCACAACACCCCCGCTGGAAAGGAAATTCTAGCAAAACAACAAAAGAAACGGGATGATCTAATTGCCAAAGCGAAAGCTAAGCATGCAGAACAAAACCCTGCTCCAGAGTTGGACCCACAAGGAAGGTTTTTCCAGAATCTCAAGAATCGAGTTGAAACCCTCCAACAGGTCACCCGCGCAGCAGATGAACTTGATAATTTCAAGGAACAAGTTGCGTACAAAGGCACCGATCCGTCAGAGTTACTTTCCAACCTAGCGAGTCGAACTGAAGACCTTACCATGCTTTTAGCAGGTCTTGCCAGTGCCGAAAATTTCACGAGCGTTTTTACAACACTTTTCTTTTACCTTCGTACACATTACAAGGAATCAGTTAGTGCAAAATTGTATGCTTGGATTAAGGAAGCGATGTTTCGCGACATTGCTCCAATTGCACCAGATCCATTTGGTGCAGGATCCATTCGCTCAAAATTGAATCATCAAGGAATTTATGATGATTTGAAGTCCACCATACAAGATTTTGATACTCTTGGTGGCATTGAATCCTTCCGCGGCCTCATTAATAATTGGCGCGAATTCAAGTCCTGTTCACTAGGCACCAACGTTGCTAACGTTGTGAATATTCTTGTGACAATTGGATTTTTCCCTGATTTATTGGAAAATCCAATCAAGTTAGGCATTTTTGAAATTTTCAAAGCCAAAGCTTGGGACATGCAAAAGAATTCAACATCCTTCACTGATATGTGTTTTGACACACTCGATTTCTTTTTGAGTCGTGCTTATCACGCTATTAGTGCGGGTGATCCTTCTATCTTCTTTTACGGGAGTGAAGAGGAACATTCGTTTGAAACAGAGTATACTACTCTCATCTCATGTTTACCAGCTATTGAAGCTGACAGACTTGTTGATTTAAGTAAATACTCTTGTGACATTAAGGACGAAGCCGATTTTGATTTCCGTCTACAGCAACTCATCTCCAAAACAATTAAGATGCTTAAAGCTGAGACAGCCCCACCTAGAAAAGCGGTGTTGGCAGGTTATCTAGCGCGGTTGAGACAAGCAGCAGTTGCTTTAACATTAAGTCAGAAAAGTTCCTGTGTACGTGAGAAACCTTATGGTATGCTCGTGCATGGTGCATCATCAGTTGGAAAAACTATGGTGGTTAACATTTTGATGAAGACTGCTCTTGCTTCAAATGGATTTGCCAGTGACAAGGAATATGTGGTTACGATCAAAGATAATGAAAATTTTGATACTGATCAACAACCATATCACACTGGCTGGATCTTTGATGATTATGGGAATACCCGAGCTGAACATTACTCGGAAGCACCCACCCGACTAATCATCGACGTATTGAACAATATTCCACGTTCTTTGCGTAAGGCTGATATTGAATCTAAAGGAAATAAGATGATGAAGCCTAAAGTCGTTGGAGTTACGACTAACATTAAAAATCTCCACTCTGATAAATTTTCAGTTGAACCTGTGTCTATTTTGCGACGCTTCGAGTTAATTCTTGATGTGCATGTAAAACCAGAGTACACCGATCCCAATACAGGCGGTATTGATGGTACTAAGATGCAAGGTTGGTGTCCCGATGCTTGGGACATCGATGTTCAGCGTGTGAAAATTATTCGGAAAACCAAGGAAAATGGTTTAATGCAAGACAAGTATCAATTTGAGACAATTTTATCTCAGGTTGGTATTCAGGAAGTTCGTGAATATGTCAAAACGCAATCAAACGTTCATTTTACGCATCAGAAGCGATTTGTGGAAGCAGTCGAAGAAATGTATGAAATGAAATTTTGTTTGCATGGCGATCCACAAATGGAATGTCGTCAATGCATGCGCGTCATCGCGCCTGCGGCTCTCACTGAGTGTGATACCGCAAATGGATGCGCTTTCCATGAAGGAGTTGGATTAGGTAGAGAGGTACAAGCCGAAATATCTGATGAATGCTCCGAAATGGGAAATTCTGAAATTACGCGCGGAGGTGATTGGACTCACGAACATGATTTACCACCTCCTGATGATGCAAGTGCATACGAAGCAGTAGAGGAAGTTTCTGTATTCACTGCAGTTGATCGTGAACTTGTTGACGGTAGGTTGAAAACCCACCTTAAATATGTTACTCGCGAACAAGTGCCAGAGTCTACATTGACTCACGAAGCTCAACTTCGTTACAACCATTCCCTTAAACACCAGGGCGATTTCGATGAGCCTGAAGTAGATGTGGTCCCCCAACGACACTCACTATTTAATTTCTTTAATAAGACTGAATCAGAGCATGATGCTTTGTGCCAGTTGGCTGAAGATGAAGATGGTGATTGGGAGAACCTCAACGATGCTAATAAGTACATTTGCGATGATGTTATGTCTGCCGCTATTGTTACTTGTGGTTGCGTTGGTTCTGTCTATCTACTTTGGCAGGCTATCAAATTGATGCGCGGTTTAAGCAAAGTGAATCCACAAGGATCTGCTGTGTCTGTACCCGTAACAATTGAATCCGACCGTCCTAACCCGTGGAAAGCTGTTCAACCTGTCAAGATTCCCAAATCTGAAGCGTCTGAAAACATTACTGTTGAAAGACTTTCGGCTTTGGTATCTCGATATATTGCACATGCTACATTCACGTATGTTGACTCATTTGGAGTCACGCATCGCGGATCTTGCGATGCCGTCCCTATGCGCGGAAACGTATGGGTGGTGCCAGCACACATGTTAAAGAGATCAAAGGAAATTATGATCCATGTTAAACGTGTTAATGATGGTACCGTTGGTTACAGGTTCTACCAAACCATCGACGAATCGTGTTGGGTCGAAATACCTAACGATTTAGCACTTGTACGATTAACAGCTGGTGGATCAGTCCCCGATTTGTGTAAATTCCTTGCAGAAGGTAACTTTGAATTGACTGATAAACTATTTTGTGATATTGTGCATCGTGCTGAGACATGTGAAGTCTCCAATGATACTGTTCTCATTGAATCTAAACAAACTTTTACCACTGATCAAGAGTTTGAAGGAGTGAGTTATAAATACCCACGTCCGACATTCGCTGGATTATGTTGTGCGACCCTTATCACGCGACAACGAAGACCATGTATTTTGGGTTTTCATGTTGCTGGTCGTACTGGTGAGAATTTTGGTGTAGCTTCTTTGATTACACATTGTGATGTTCTTAAAGGTTTATCTGAGCTTAACAGCAAGATGCCTTTGATTTCACATTCTCAAGGTGACATGCCTACGTGTAAATACGATATTGATTACACACCCACGGAAACCATCCACCCTAAACATTGCGTCAACTTTCTTACTGAAGACGCGGATGGTGATCTTCCAGCTGTGGACACATATGGTGCTCATGGTGGTGGAAGTGTGAAATTTCTATCGCAGATTCGGAAATCACCAATTTCCGATACCGTTACTGACGTTCTTGGTCTGCCTCGACTACATGGTGCTCCCCAAAAAGGACCATCTTATGTTCATTGGCAACGAGATCTTCAGGCTATGTCACACCCAAAAGGTGGGAAGATGAAACCCCACCTATTGAACAGAGCGTATAAAGATTTGCGCGAAATGTTCCGAGATTATCTCAACGAACACCCTGAGAAGAAGGAGTTGGTTCATCCATATGCTAAAGACGCTGTCTTGAGTGGTGTGGATGGAGTAGCTTCTGTTGATAAGGTCGATGTGAATACCTCCATGGGCTTTCCTATCAACAAGGCGAAGAAAAACTTCTTAGGTCCCGTCGACCGGAAAGTTGACGGTATTTCCGTCGTTTATGACTTCGAGGACCCGAAATATTGGGAAGAAGTTGAACGTATGGAACAAGAACTTGCGTCTGGAAGGCGCGTGCATGTCATCTTTCGAGGAAACTTGAAAGATGAACCTGTGAAATTTGATAAGAACAAAATCCGTGTTTTCACCGGATGTGAGTTTGCTTTCACATGTTTGGTAAGGAAGTATTTCCTGCCAATTGTACGATTGATCCAGGATTCCGAAGGCCTCCTCGAATGTGCCGTAGGAATTAACGCGACAAGTCCTCAGTGGGACAAGTTCGTTAAACGTCTCACTAAACATGGTACTGAACGCATGATTGCAGGTGACTACAAGCAATATGACAAGAACATATCTATTCAAATGATGATGTATGCTTTTGAAATCTTGATTGATGTCGCTGAACAATGCGGTTACACCCAGGAACAAATAACTGTTATGCGCGGAATTGCGACAGAGATTTCTAATCCTCTTTATGAGTATGATGGAATCTTTCTACAGATGTTGGGTTCCAACCCTTCTGGTCATCCTTTGACCGTTATCATCAATAATATTGTTAATTCGCTTTACTTGCGATACGCATATTACTCCATGCATGAAAAAGCTGGAGACGTGATTATTCCACGATTTGATGTGAACATTGTGTTGTCTTGTTACGGTGACGACAATGCTGCTGGAGTCAGTGTAAATGAGAAGTTGTTTAATCACACCTCATTAGCACATGAACTAGCAGACATTGGAATCACTTATACAATGGCTGACAAAGGATCAGAATCAGTGCCATTCTTACCCCTGAGCGAGATTTCATTTTTGAAACGGGGATTCCGATATGACAAAGACATCGGGATGTATCTTGCACCGATCGAACAAAATTCGATTGCGAAGTTCTTACACAATTATCGTAAAACCAAAGGAATCGACATTCTTCCTACTGTCATTGCTGCACAAGCATTGAAGGGAGCTAGTCGTGAGTATTTCCAATGGGGACGCGAGGTTTTTGATGAAAGGACTCAACAATTGAAAGATGTTGCCGAGATCACTGGAATAAGTGCTCTTTGCGGAACTTTCCCTACATGGGAGGATTTGCGTGAAGAGTACGTATGCGCTGGACAAAAGCGCCCGATGGAACAAGAACCATCTGTCCCCAACTATAAACTTGAACCCTATGACTGGTACACGGATACGAGTCTCCTTTCACAACAAGGAGCCTACGCTTTGCTAGATCATATCCCCCTGGATGTTGTGATCCACCCAAACAACAGGGACGCGGTGAAATTGAGTCGTTCCCGCATGTCCGACATTCGACTTGGTAATTTAACAGAAGAAGATGGACAAGGCAGTGCCTCAACTGCCCAGCAGAGTTCAGCGGTACTAGATAAACCGTTAGAGATGGACTTCTCGACAGGAAATCCTGTTAAAAATCAGAACGTACAATTTCGTGATGATCATACAGGTTTCGGAGATACTCGCGGATCGCCCTTTGATAAGATTCGAGATGATGCAATGATTCAAGATGCTACTCTCGATCAATTCTTTGCTCGACCCGTGAAGATCTTTTCACACCAGTGGAATGTTAATGGTTATTTTAATTTTGACATTGACCCCTGGACCACTTATTGGGAAAACCCTCGTGTATTAGCGCGTATTAGTAACTATCGTTTGCTTCGTGCGACTATGCGTGTCAAATTTGTCATCAACGGCAACGCCTTTTACTACGGCCGCGTTTTGGCAAATTATCGTCCATTACCACTAGACGATACATTGACCATTGAACGACCATTAAAACTGGTTGATTTAGTGGGCGCTTCCCAGCGACCCCATATTTTCCTGGATCCTTGCACAAATCAAGGAGGAGAATTGGAATTGCCATTTTTCACACCAAATAATGTCTTAGACATTGTCAACCGTGATTGGCGTTCCATGGGGAAAATTACCATGCAATCGATCAATGATTTGAAGCACGCCAACGGTGCTGTTGATCCGATTACAATCAATGTTTTTGCATGGGCAGAAAATGTAAGTTTCTCTGTCCCTACACAAACAGAACCTGGCCAATTGGCTCCCGGTTTGCTAAACTCCAAATCTTTAGGACTCGTCCATCAAGGTAAGGATGAAGTACTGGGTATTGTCAGCAAGCCAGCTAGTGTTGTTGCGAAAACAGCAGCACTTTTCACGAGTATTCCAACCATCGGACCCTTTGCTCGCGCCACTGAAATTGGTGCTAGAGCTATAGGTTCCATGGCCGCACTCTTTGGTTATTCAAAACCAACTCAAGTTGTTGCCACTCCGTTTCAACCCACTACTAAGTCTTCATTGGCTTTGTGTGATGGAACGGAACCGCTCAACCGTCTTACAGTCGATTCTAAGAATGAATTGTCGATTGATCCCGGTATATCCGGTATTAAGGCGAAAGATGAGTTGGCTATTCTGAATATTGCTACTCGTGAGAGTTACTACACTACTTTTTCATGGCCATTACCTCCCAACAAAACCTCGGAGGATTTGCTATGGAACTGTATTGTGGACCCTGGAATTCACAGGACACTTACTACTTTCGTCGGTCAGTCTCCAGAGATACATATGCCAGCGTGTTGTTTCGCAACATTACCTTTTCAATACTGGAAGGGTTCTATGCGTTTCCGCTTTCAAATTGTAGCTTCTGGTTATCACAAGGGCCGTCTTAAGTTTGTTTATGATCCTGTTGGCACAGGTTTCGTTTTCGGAGGAGATCCTAATGTTGCTTCAGCTGAGTACAATACAGCTTATACAACAGTTGTGGATATTACCGAGACAACCGATTTCACTATTGATGTCGGTTGGGGCCAGAAAACGCCCTTTCGCGAGACCATTGCTGCTTCTGGTGCTACTTTCGATTCGACCACTCGTCTTGTTTACAATTCGATTGGTAGTAAAGACGGTAATGGCACATTAGCAGTTTATGTTGTGAATGATCTAACTTCACCAGATTCCACCATCGATAATGACATTCAAATCAATGTATTTATTTCGATGCTCGATGATTTTGAAGTTGCTGGTCCAACCAGTATCTTCATCAAGAATCTGCACACATATTTGCCACCAGAATTGACGCCACCACCTTTGCGTCAACAGGGTGAATACGAAAGTGTTCCGACTGACCCGATGACTGTAGCCATGATGGGGC